CTTTTCTAGGTCAGGTACACAAACAGTTTTATCAAATGAAGAAAATAAAAAATCAAATGGGTTAGGTGGTTTATTGGGTGGAGTTATTTCAGCTGCCGGTAAAGGTGTTACTAAGGTATTAGCTAAAGGAGTAATTAAAGGTGCCGTTAAAGCATTTTTTGCAAAAAAATCATTAAAAATGGCAGGAAAAGCAGTTCCTTTTGCCATATTAGCTGGTGCAGGCCTTGCTGCATATAAATGGGCGAATGGTGATTTAGGATCCGCAATTAAAGAATTTGGTACATGGTTACCATTTGGCATCGGAACTGCTATAGAAGTTTCACAAATACCAAAACAATTAGATTCAATTGCCGAAGAAATTTATAAAGAACAATACGGTGATGAAGTTGTTACTGATGATGTGAAAAAAGCAAGAATGGCAGAAATAAAACAAGAAATTGCAGATGAAATAAAAACATTGAATCCATTACCTGAAAAAGAATCTAATGAAATATGGGAAGGTATAAAAAGTGTTGGAGAAGTGGTTGATACTGTTGCAAATACTGCTGTTCAAGCAGTTAACGGCAATACAGTTCCAGTAGTAAATGCTGTTGGTCGTGTAGCTGCACAAGGATTTCATGCTGCACAAGAAGGTGTTGCACAAGTTGTGAATGGAGTGATGGAAGTGGTAGATCCATCAAGAGGAAGCCTAAATGCTCCTATAAACGCAGAACCATTAACACCTGATGCTGCTCAAAGAGTGTTGGATATGTACAGAGGACCTTCACAACAACCACCAGTATTAGCACCAGCACCAAAACCAGCACCAAAACCAGCACCAAAACCACAAAAAAATTCATCTTTAGGTATTGGACCAATGTTATCTGCAAGAAATACAGAAAAATCCTATGTCAGGTCAATCTATACATCAACTTATGTTGTATAATAAAAAACCCCGCCGAAGCGGGGTTTCATAAACAGATTTTTTATGCTTCTTCAGCTAACTTTGAAAAGTATGCCAAATCGTCATCATCTTCATCAACTGATTCAACTTTACGTTGAACTGCCTTTGGTGATTCTTTAATCTGGTCAACTGTCGTTTTTGCAACAGGTGTACCAGACAGACCAAGAACCTTGTCAAGGCGAGACTTTAAATCCTCATAAGATTTAAATTCTTTTTCATCAACCAAAAGTTTAAGAGAGTGCTGAGATTTCCAAACCTCTTCAATCTTTGCATCTTCTTTAAACAACGGACTTGGTGATTCAAACTCAGACTTATCGTAATTCTGATAACCATCAACTTTACGAATCTTCAGTTTGAAGTTTGCGCCAGTCCAATAATCGAAAGGATTAATTGCTTTTTCATCCTCAAATGCAGGATTCATTGCTTCAGTAATCTTATCGAAAATCTTCTTACCAAATTTGAACAGTTTGACCTGCCCTTCGTTTTCTGGATTTTTAGGGTCAGAAACGATATAGACATTGGCCACATAATTAAGTTTACGTTTCTGTTTACGAACGATTTCTTTGTTTGCTTCGATACCAGAATTCCAAAGACTGGAATTATGCTCGCAAACCGGGCATTTATCATTATTTGTCGTAAGGCAGTTATCAATTAACCACCCGCCAGGCCCTTGAAAACCATGTGAAAAGATTTTAACCCATGGGAGGGAATCTTCACCATCCTCGGGAGATACATCGAGGAATCGAATTGTGGCCATTCCATTGCCGGCCTTATCGACTTCTGGTTTCCAGAAATTATCGACAGCTTTTGCACCTTCAGATGATGCATTAAGTGCTTCGATTGCTTTTGTCAACTTATCGAGATTACCACTTTGACGTTGACTTTTGAGTGCTGCGAAATCTACCATGATTTTTTCCTTATAACGGTGTGTGAACGGAGTATAAACGACTTATTCAATATATACATTATATACAAAATTACACATTGTGTCAAGTGTTGTGTGCCAACAACGATTGTAATTGTTTAATCGTATCTTCGACATTTTTGTGTAGAATAGCAATACCACCTGCCTTTCTCCAATCCAATACATTTGATTCTGTATCGTCAATCAGAATGGCATCTGGTTTCGCATACTGGTATTTATATTCTTTTCCAGGCACAAAAGTGGATTTAAACGGTATTTTGTGTTTATTCAACCACGTTCGTTTTTGCAAAGAAACTTTACGGAAATGTTCCTTTACTCCTGTAGAAGATAAAATCTCTGTTGGAATTTTTAACAAAGAAAGATATTTAATTAGATGTTCGGCCTGTGGCATAAGATCCAATGTTTCAAATTGTTTTGTTGCAATGAAATGCATAAAGTTCGGATGAAACTTATCTTGTCGCAATGTTGACGGATTAATTTTATAAAGTTCTGCATACCTTTTTTCAAAGTCAGCAATAACTCCATCCATGTCCAACCATATTTTCTTAATCTTCATAATTTTGAATCTTGTCCTTTAGTATTTTTTTAAATTTAGTTTTGTCGTAAGAAATAAAAGGTAAATACTTTTCACATTTCATTTTAAAATTTGGCCAAATATATGTGTCATCAATTTTCTTCTCCCACATTGGAAAAAAATTTAATATATCATTCATAATAATCAATGTCTCTATGTGAGTAGATTTACTCATAACATTCAATAGAAGTTTAGGGTACTCATTACTTTTAACCTTTAACAAATCAGATGGATTATCTACTAAATCCAGTAGTTTGTCAAGATCATTTGAAAACATATATGTGAGTGATTGATTTACCTTTTGCCATTTTACATAGTTCTCTTCTGCATCCTGACTTAATAAATCATTTACCCAACCATCAGTTTTTTCTAGAAAGTTTGCAACATAAAACATTTTTAAATCATTCAAAGAATACTTTCTTGCCAATTTATAAAACGTAAACTTGTCTTTCTTTTTGGTAAATGTATCTTTAGTTACATTGGTTTTACCATTGTACTTAAAGTAATCGTAAGTATTTGAAGTAAAATGTAATCTTATTGAATTGTATAATGCGTATGCAACAAATCCAGAATTTTCTGGTGCAATAATCATATAGGCAGTTTAGAAGATTTCTTAATTAGATTTAGATTTTGTGCTTCTTCTTTTAGTTTTGCTTTAAGTGCGGCAGAGATTAAAGTGGCAGCGACCTCAATCTCCATACCAGACTTTTCACAATGAAAACAAATCGAATCAATATAATTTAATTTAAATTCTTCAGAAATCTTTTCTATCTTCTGACTGAATTCACTTATCTCATCTTTTGTTGGCATACGACACTCCTATCAACTCACAATTTTCATTATACACTAATTTTATATAAATGTCAATATCCCGCCGCCATAACCTGACAGGTTATGCTAAAATTTCTAGATATTTCTTCCGAAGTGTTATTTGTATTTCTGAAATATACAGTACCCAATACATATGGTGTTAAAGTTGAAACTTCAGAATAATTAATAACATACAAATACATCTGCAATCGAGTTGCTTCTGCATAACCATCAGCATTGTAAGTGTAAAAGTTATTCCAACCCGTACTATGAGGACCGGTCGTGCTATAAAAATAGGAGCCTATATACGCAAAAGGCCCACCACTACCCTCGTCATATGCTTCCACGGCAAAAAAAGCAGCGTAAGGGTTTCCGCCGGTGTAATATAAACCATAACCAGTAAAATCTACTTTGTACTGAGTAACAGGTTGCACTCCATTTCGAACCGAATAAGAAGTTGGGTAACCCGCGTTCATACCTCCTGCAGCGGCGATAGAGTTATAAAAAATGTCTCCAACATATTTTTGACCATATAATCCGTTGTATGTTACATGCTGAAAATATAAGATTCCTTGTGCGGCATATCTAGTACTGTCGTCGGCTGTACTACCAGTATTATCAGCAAGTAAATCAAGATTATTAGTATTATTAAATCCTAATACCGTCCTATTTAAAAAGTTTGTTGGCATACTAATAGTCGACCCACTAGAAGGTACTTTAGCGACTCTTCTAGTATCATTATCATTTAAAGATACTGTTGCACCTTGTGCTAATCCTAATTCCAATGCAATGGAATCGCCGTATGCAGATGAAGCTGAACGGCCTAAACTTATTGGTCCAGAAGAATTTAAAGCCATATTTTTTCCAATTTAGTTATTATTGATTATTTATTAACCATAAAAAATATGTTTGCCTATCGTAACAATTTTTCTTTTATTCCACCCAGGATTTATATAATTGGCATGATAGTACAATGCATTGTTTAATTTTTTTATTCTATGACCAATCACAAAAACTTGATATGCTGCTTCTTTTGAAGCAATATATGCATTTGAATTTTTATCAACATATTTTTTTCTTTGGCACACCCAAGAAAATTGGCACACATCTCTGTTTCTTTGATGAACTGTTTTACATATATTGTTTTTAAATTTACCTGATTGCACTCTATTTAAGGTTACTTGTGCTATTGCAAGTTTTCCCTGAAAAGTTTCTATTCCTGCTTCGTGATATACATTATTGATTAAACAATTTAACTCCGATTGATCATATTCAATTAATTTGTATTTATCATCTAATGTCGATATCTGAGTTGTATCTGTAAAACCAAAAAATAAAAGTATAACCAGCAAGATTTTTATCTTGTGTATCAATATTTTACCTCTTAGATTGTTAAAAGAAAGATTATTCTTTTATGAAGGTTGTGGAAATAATACCTTCGTCTGTGATTCAACATAATATTTAGAAATGTCAGTAAAATTATTCACCAACATCTTAGCAAATTGAGTTTGAGAATTAATAAAATTGTGTGCGCTCTTATTTAAAACTGGATCTTTTATGATTCTATCTGTTAAATTTTTCTTCGTTTGTTGAAACGCATCTATTTGCATTTCGATTGTGACACTCGACATAAACAAATTTGTATAATCTGTGAACACATTGTTCTCCTAGAGTTTAGAGTGATAGGTTATTCTGTTACGAGGAAACCTACCGAAACCCTAAGCAGTTATTAGGCTGCTAATCTGTATTCGCTGTCATTAGCTGCGTTTACTTTATTTATTTTTAACGACTGATATGTCGAGTAGCCAATTAGTTTACTTATTACTCCGTCGAATCTAGTCAGGCCCATCAGAAACATACTGTTTGGAACTTTTATTATGAGCATTATTATCTCACTCACCAGTAGACAGTATGCTTCTGGTGGACCTGGTGGGATTCGCACCCACGTCCGAAATACCTTTCTAAAAATCAGTTTACTACCATTAAAACTTATTTAGTTGATCCTTGTAA